CTCTCCGCTAGGTCGTGTTGTAGGAGATACAGCGGATCTCTCGGGATCTATAAGTTTTACTCCATCTTTAACATATTGTTTGGCACTGAGCCATCTTTTCCAATCATCATTTTTTGTACTGGCGCCTAAAATGACTGTATCACCAATATTTAGTGGACCCTTATTGCCAATAAAGTCATATGCAGCAGTCACGGGTGAAGCATGGTCTTTCGAAGCTTCAATTCGAACATTAGATAAACCAGCAGCAAGCGTTTGCCATATTTTGAGAGAATCTTCAGAAGTTATTTCTGTTCCATCTGGTAAATATCGACCCTGTTTAGTTGGCTTAGAAATGATTACTACAACTTCATCTGCCATATCAGCATATTTCCGTACCATATCTAGATGCCCTTTGTGAGGCGGTTTATATGCTCCTGGAACAACTGCAACGGTCTTAGGGTATTCAGCATCTACTACCGGATCGTCATCCTCATTATCTATATCAAATTCGTCTTCCTGCTCTTTAATATCACCAGTAAATTTATCGCCTTTATCGACCGCAAAGTTAGCTCTACTGAATTCTAACCTATCGACAAACTTTATACCGTTGCCTCTGTGATCAACGGCTACATAGCCCTCTGGGTTGCTAGCAACTAGGTCACCGGATCCGTCATCAACAAAGTGCTTAGTGTTATAAACCGCATTATTATATTTTTGAATAAATATGTTTTTTGCTTCAAACAGCAATCTGCTTACTTTGAAGATATTAGTAATGTCCTCTCTCTTGTTATTGAAAGACTGCATAGTTTCCATAGCGTTGTTGGTTGCGCGCTCACGACCTTTTTGACTTTTTAAATTGTTAATTTTCTTTTGAACTCTCTGAGAATACCAGTTGATAAATCCCTCAAATGAGGCACCAGCATCTTCTAAGAAACTACCGGACTTGATTTCACTATTAATATAAATGTTTAAAAATGCCGATGGTAAATCGTCATAATCAATAGAACTGTTTACTTCGTCTGCAGCTTTAACTAGTCTCATCACTTCTGCTTCTTCTTCGTCGGTAAGTGTTACTATACCGGTGTCATCAGTAAAGAATGCATCGTCAAACCAGACGCCTGGCGCTTTTCTGAGTCCGGACACATCGGCACCAAAGCTAGCACCACTATCTAAACTATCGTATGTCGTGTGAAACACAATTCCAAATTTGGATTGCTCAATTTGTCTTCCAAGCTCAGAATCAACCGGGACTGCATAAACAATGGTATTTGGTTTAAACTTGTAGTGAGGTTCACCATCAATATTGGCGGTGCTAATCATCTCGTCATCAAACATGAAGTCACCTTGTAGGATTTTCTTAATGTTTAGTGCGGGAAGATATTCTAAAGCTTTGGTTAGCTTATCAACAAGCCCAGGAGCATGACCGTGATTCTTAATAATATCTTCTTTTGTATAATTGATTTTGGGCACCTTGTTGAAAATTGATTTGGTGCCTACAAAGAACTTTCCATTTTCAGGATTTATACCTGCAAAAATAGCAGGCGCTCCGTCCCATTTGACGGACGTTTGAATCTTAGACTTGGTGTTACCCTTGAGAGTCTTTAAAAGCTCTAGAAGAAAAGCCCTAGCCATCTTGTAACCCTCGGGTCCTTTGGTTAGAACTAATTCTTCTAGGTGAGTAAGATGAGTGTTAGCTTTCGCCATCATTCATCTCCTTTTGACTCTTCTAATATATTAAGTTTCTCTTGGAGAACAGACATATCATTTTCCATCCTTCTGGCAAATCTCTTAACTTCACGCAAGTGTGTTTTTGCAATTTGCAATCTGCGCTTTTCAGTCATAGTTCTAGGTTTAAGATTGGAAATTATTTCTTGGAGACCTTGAATATAGGTAAAGATGTTTTTCTCATCTAGACTCTCGGTAAGAAAATCTCGCCAATCGGAATTTAATGACATGTCTTCATCCTCTTTTAAGTTTAATAATAGTTTTTGAATGAAACGGCTTTTACACTTTTTAAGTGCAACTTTTATATTTACCGTTCATTGTCTTAGCCTCGTAAGTGCTTTCTAAGAAGGTTAGCAATAGCCTCTTGAAGAGCATTAACAGATTCGTTCTTCTCTTCCTTTTCCTTCTTATCTTCAGCAGCATCCTTCATTGACTCTTCCTTGTCGCCGTCACCATCGATGTCGATGTAGTCAGGCTTAGCAGCTTCATCAAGCTCTTCGTCTTCACCCTCTTCAAGAGTTTCGTTTTCATCAAGCTCTTCTTTGTCGCCTTCTTCAAGAGTATCCTCTTCGGCTTCATCAAGTTGCTCTTCTTCTTCGCCTTCATCCATTTTCTCTTCATCATCACGGACAGGCTCTCTTTTGTGAGGCTTGCGTCGATCACCAGCTTGTTTGGCTTGTGCTAATTCTTCAATCTCTTCCTCACCTTCAGCTTGAAGTTCACCTTCTCCGTTGAACTCGTTAAACTCTTCGAGAGTGTTAAATTTAAAACCCCAAGCCTCTGCGAGAAGCTGGGTAACTTCTTTGTTTTTCCAATCTTTTGTAGACATCTTGTTTTCTCCTTTTTGTAGATGTTCGTAATAAATAGTGTTTTCTTTCTTTAACTTGTCTTCAAAATCACGAAGACACATACTGCCATCTCTATTGGCATCCATTTCCATTTGCCTTAAGTGAGGATTAGTTTGTGCATAGCCCTCAACGGCTTCACCAGCATTATCAAATTGTCCGTCACAATTTTGTTTATGATGAACAAGTTCGTGACCCAAAGAACGAAGAATGTCTTTTGGATGACGACCAGTAATATACAAGGTCACAGACTTGGCTTCTGGATCATAGAACGCAGTTTTTCCAAGTGGGTTTTTTGCATTTTCGGCATCGCTTCTTAAAAACAAGCGAGGCGGATCTTTAAACCCTATTTGCTTTTGCGCAAAGGGAATGAATTGCTTAATAATATTTCTTAATAGTTCAGTATTCATAAAAAACCCACTATAAATAGTATTTAGCTGTTCATTTCACTATCAAATTCACCGCTCTTGACCAATTTTAGATTTAGTGTAAATAATTCTTTTTCTTCAAATTGTTCATTCAACGGTTTTACTGTAGCTATTGAAACCATTCTATCTGATTTTATCATATTTTCTAACTTGATTAAAATACCGTAGTTGACGTTCCACTCTTCCGTATGTTTATCCCAAGTTGTCCACTGGACTATATCACCAACAGAAAATTCTTCGCTTGTTAATTGTCCAAATTTTTCTTTTTCAATCATCGTTGCTAACTATCCAACCACAAGTACCCTTTTTTAAATATTCAATTAATTTATATTCAGCTTCTTCAAATGTTTTATAAATTGCAACATCTTCAATATTGTCAGCAGATAAGACTTTTAAAGTAAACATTTGCTTGATAGGTTTGGACATCTTAGCACTTTCATCAAATGCATAAAGTTTGTTATTTTTTTTGACCGCCATTCACTTATATACCCCCTATAATAATTATCTCTAATTATTGTTTTGGAATATTATTAAAAGTGCCAAAAGTGTGACAACGCTAAGTTCAAATCCAGCTAAAAAATATAAACTCCAAGAAAACAATAGAGTTGTAACTAATTTCCAAAAAAAATTAAATTGATATAACATTAATCAAACTCAGAGAAATATACCTCTTCTTTATCAATCTCAACTAAAAATCCATCGAAGGTGTATATTAGATAGCTGTCTTTTCTATCTTCAATAACAAGGGCTTTTTGTCCACGCTTAACGTTGATAAAAGATTTGCTTTCGGGCTGATAGCAGAAGAGATGTCCAGTGCCCCTAATACAAATTTCCGGCACTAATTCTATTTTATCAATTTCTTCTTGTTTTTTGTACGGTATTTTACCGTTCATTTGTTCGGCAGCAAGTTTTATTTTTGCTACCAAAGAACTGCTTATCTTTTTGCCCATTTTACATCATATTTGTTAGTGCTAATGCTGATGCCATCAGAGCTTGTATAACCATAAACATGGTAACTGATTTAGTTTTGAACTCCTTTAACTCTTCAATCTCTTGAAGTGCGGTTTTAATTTGAGGTGGGGAAGCCACATCATCCATCTTTTCTTTCCAAGACTTTAGATCTTGTACTCGGTCTTCTTTAGCTTTTAGTTCGGTCAATTGGCTCTTAACATCTTGTAGTTCGGTACGCAACGCTTCAATGCCACTTGACATAGTTTCAAGCTGCTGTAAAACTAACTTTGAGTAAGTTTCCCATCCGTTTGCATCACTCATTTGCTATGCCTCCACATAATAAGTAGTCGTATTACGCACTCACCAATTCAGGCTTACCGTGCTTAACCAAATATATATCAAATTTTATGTCACGATCGACTGATTCAAGTTCTTTTTTCACTTGATTCATATCATTGATATTACCTTGAGAATCATCATAGAATTCAACTTCTTTAATATTATCATATTTGGACAGTACTGCGTTTGATAGATAGCTGCCTTTATTTTTGCCTTCAACACCAATCATAATAATATTCTCAGTTTCTATTGGTTTGTCAAACGTACGCAAGACTCTGTGAATATCATCAATAGACACCGGTGCACGTGCAGTCAAAACCATGACTTGTGTGTTTGGATCTTTCAACCGTTCTCTCATAATTGAAGTGATGTTTGGATTTTCTGTTGCATCATTTACCTGGTCAAGCGGCGAGAAGTCAAACTCATATCTGTCGTCGCCTTTGATTGCATCGTAATCTTCTTGAGATTTGGTTTGGAATGTTTCACCCGTTTCTTTGTTGATGACATTAACAACTCCAGTTGTAAAAGCAATTGTTTCATCAAAATCAAAGATAGATAAACGAGTAGCAGTTTCAATATTTTCAGACAGAACGTTCTCAAATCGTAATCTATCGGTACCTGAACGCTGTGTGTTGTTGTTGAAAGGCGCGCCGGAGTTTAAGTTTTTATGTCCAGATACGGTTGAGTAAACATCATTTTGCTTTCTTTTCTTTTTGTATCTTTTTTGAGCTTTACTCTTAAATGGCGTAGGCTCCTTGCGAGGTCTTTGGTCTCGTTGTTCGTTTAAATACTTTCGCCAATTTTCAAGTAGGTGTTTCATTTTATTTCTTTTACAGACTGCTCCATCTCATCGTCAAAGTCCGTGCGTAATTTTATCATAGGATTAAATTTAGCATGTTTTCGCTCTAAAAGCAAGGACCCTTGTGGTTTTACTAGAGTTCCGTCAACTTCAACACCTTCAAAATCAATTTCTGTCTTTTGTTTGTAAATTACCTTTGGCTCTTCTTCATCGTTAGCATATGCAACGCCCGATAATAAAAATAACATTAAATATTTCATTTGTATTCCTCCGCATGTCCTTCACTTAACAATAATTTGTTAATGTTGGTATCGTCAATAAATAGTGTACCAAGACATCTTCCGTATTTTCCAACTCCGTGAGATTGCAAAATAAATTCATTGCCAGAATCCCACAGAAGCTCTATTAACCTGTTTTTGACAGCCTTACCTGCCTTTTTCTCTTTAAGGTCTTTAGTGCGTGTTTCTGGCGTGTTAATGCCATATAAGCGGATGCGTTTCTTAACCCAAACATCAAAACCTAAGTCTATCAAAGCATCAACGGTATCACCATCAATTACCCGTATCAGTTTCGCGTTGTATTTGTACATCATTATTTACTTTATGATTATCTTTGGTTGCTGTGAATGCGATTACACCAATACAGGCAAATCCGATGATGAACAGATCAATCACCTCCATAGACCTCATATAATTCTTCGTCTGTTATGGGTTCGGTCTGATCGGCTAATCTTTGTAGCTCTGGTAATTTTCCGGATAATGCATTTTCATATAAGAATGGAAAAACAGAATGAACTAGACATTGTATTTCAATTACTTTAAGAGTGTGTATTATCTTCCAAGAAGACTTCATGTGCTCAAAATAGCTTTTTTCTCTTTCATCAAGATGTTTAGTAAGTTTTTTTAACATTAGTTATCATACTCCTCATTTGTATCTTCGCGGACCATTGATGTTGCTTGTATCATATCCTCTGGTTCAACTTCTTTAAGTACGAGGTTACCAGTTTTTGGTTCGTAGTACATCCCAATCAGATCCCCTGTACTAACGTTCTTCATTTCTTCTTCAGTAATAACAATTTTGCCACTGTTCTTTTTCACCAGCATAGTGAGAAGACTGAACAGGTAGTCTGGATCTTGTAAATATTTACTCATCTTTAGCCTTATTCATTCTCTGAGTTTTCTTCTTCGAAGCTTCTTTACGTTTCTTTGCGTAATCGTATGATTTTTTCAAACGAGCTTTGACTTTTGGATCTTTAGCGTTATTATAAGCCGCTCTAGCGCGCTGATGAATCAAATTAATAATCTGTGATTGTCGCTTGTGCGACTTTGACTTAAATGATGACTTAGAAAGAGTATCTTTGATGTCTTGTACAGTAGAAAACTTTACTGATACTGTATCGCTTGGGTCCTCGTCGGTGTATAATCTCCGACCAGAACCTTTAGGCTTTTTTCCAGTACCCTTCTTTGGATCAGCTTCATAAAGATCCGCGTTTTCATTTTTACGTTTTTTACTTTTCTTCTTCTTAACGCAATTTGGGTACATCTTTCCAAACATCTTCTTCATACCTTTCTTTTCATACCCCTTCCAGCATTTCTCAAGAAGAATATCTTGTAATTCTTCTTTAACAATTTGTTTAATTTCTTCTGCGGTAATATTACTCATCGTCTTTACCTATGTTTGAGCGTTCTTGCCAGTCGGCTGAGACGTCATCGTCCTCGATCGGACCACCCTTAGCCCAAGTTCTACAAGATCTTGCAGAATGGCATTTAAAATGATGCATCCAACAGTAACCTAATTCTCCATCTTCATCAGAAGTTTCTCCAGGCATACATTCTTTCATCCTTGGAGAGATATCAAATGCAGTGCAAACGCCACAGTTAGAGGCTTCTGCTGCTTCTTCTGTTGTGTTCCAGTACTCTGCGGTTCTTTCCCAGTAATCTCCCGGCTCATCAACGTTTAAAGGTCCGTATTGAATATGTTCAGCTTGAATGGCTGAATCTCTATTCTTAGTATTAAGTTCTAAATCTTGTGTTGCTGGCGGACAAATTAATTTTTTTGCCTCTGCAAGAAAACCTCGCCAGTTTTCAATTAATAGTTTCATGATCTTAAATAGTCCTTCCAATTGCGAACAACTGATTCATTTGTTTGCATGTGCGCAGGCTGGCGTGCTTTTACAAATTGAGCCAGCACACGTCTATAAATTACATTAAGATTGTCTTCATCATCCATAGTGCCTTCTATAAGCTCTTGAAACAGGTTAGCCATAATATCGGGCTCATCAGCATTAATAGAGAATATAGAAGTATATTTAATCTCACCACCAACCTCTACCGTTGTGGCATTCATTTGCAGGTAGTATCTGGTGTTTTGGTCTTTTCTGGGCTCTTCAAGCAACTGTTTCTTTAGTTCAATCTTAAAGTCGCGAGAATCAAGAATCTGAGCTAACACACCGATGTCAAGACCAAACTCTTCTGGATCGTAGTAGAATGAGTGTCTTGCTGTGGTTTCATATGAATCGTAGTATTCACCGTCAGTTTCAACATCCCACTCGTATGAGGATACCATACCGTCCTCAATAGCGGTTGCCAATTGAATATAGGCACCACCTTCCATTTGCCCTTCACGTTTGAAGTATGTTGTGAGTACTTCTTCAAAAGCGTCTCTTCTATCGTCGATTATTACATCAATGTTTTGAAGTGCTTCTCTGTATTCTTCCGGCATTGCCATATAGCCGTTACCATAAATGTTAGGGTGCTCGAAGTTAACTTTAATAGTCAAATGTATTTCTTCTCGAATACGACGGATTGTAGGAGTATCAATATCAGACGGGTAAAATATATCACCAAATATGTCATTTAACTCATCAACTGAATTCCATATAACTTCTTCTTGATTACCCGGCAGTCTTTTCCACTCATCAACCGGCCACTTTGCAATAAACGCTGCGAAAGGTCTGATAAACGCTCCTTCACCGTCAACATCACCAACTTCGTAGTCGGTGTATGTTTGAGCCATTCTGTCGTTGAATTCGTTCATTATCTGTTCACATTCACCTTCGTATTGTGCGATAATATCACCAACCAAGTTAGCATCAAGACTATCTTCGGTGTCTGTGTTTTGCTGCATATTACCGGTCACTTCATCTGTGCCTAAAAACATCTGCATGAGCTTTGCTCTTCCTGCGGTGCCGGCTGTATCTTCGTAAGAGCCACCAAAAAGCGTAAACCTACTTAAGTTAACCTTGCCATCTTCTCTTGGCATGTTTTGAATCACATCTTCTTGAGACGCTCTTGCCCAGTCTGTGACTGTATCTGCTATGCCGGGAATGTCGGCGCCGTATACACGCTTCTCTGGCATGCCAACGTCTTGACCATCGTCATATCGTTTCGGCTCATCAGTGTCATAGTATCTAACATGACGGAGACGCAAGCGAGAAAGTGGTTTAATATCACCTGTAAATGGTCTTTTATCGTCCGCGAATATCTCACCTTCTTGGATTTCTTGTTCAGCACTATCAATATTTCCCGTGTTAGTGGCGCTCAGAAGCTCTTCAGTCTCTACCACGTATGCTACCGCTCCATGACCCTGAGCCTCGGCTACAGCGCATTTATAGTACGATTGATAGGCATTTGTGCGACTAGCTGGAGAATGACAAGAGGTAATTGTATCAAAATCACTCATTCTGAGTACATCTATCGGATGTCGAGTAATAATAATGGAAAATTTGTCACTATCAATCTCATTAATGTTATTTTTGATGTATGCGGCGTTCTGCTGCCAGTATTCACCATATTTAGTGGCTAAATCTTCTAAATCATAACCAGCAGGTCCAGCAATACCGGGATTGGGAATATATAAGAGAATTTGCTGAAGAATACGTTTATAATCTGGATTTTTCTGAAATTCAGAGTCTTTTCTTGCTATTTCTTTTTGTTTTCTCTTTAAATCGGCTATTTTTGCAAATAATTTGCCAATTTTCATCTGAAACTTCTTGATTTTCTTTTTTTCTGGACCTCCCATCAAAGAAGCAACCATATCTTTAATATCAATCACTTCTCTGGTAGCAGAAACAATGCCTTTTTCCCATTCTACGTCATATTCTTGTGTTTCAAAGAAATTTGCGAACTTTCCAAGGTCAGTGCTTGGATCTGTTGTTGGAAAAGGGATAACAACACGCATTTTACCGCTAAAAAGGTCATTTAGAGGCAGGTTTGCCGTATCTAAGTCGTCAAGAACGTCTTCAAGCACTCGCATTTCATCTTCGGTGACTTCACGAAGTACTTTTTCATTAACAGGGACACAATTAGGCACCATTCGGTCACCTTTTTTCTTTAAACCAACCTGTTCATAACCATCCCAGCATTTTTCTTGCAAGATATTAAGTAAAGCAGATGTTTTAGCTAAAATTTGCTCATCAGACTGCATTTTTACTTGCCTTTGCGTGAATATTTGCCCGAACACTTCCATTTTTTACGAGAAAGACATAATGGGGTGCTCCTATCCTTTCCAGAACAGTCTTTTCCATGAGATTTCATATCTCCATATGATCTAGCACAGTAAGAATTGCCTTTTGATGTACCAGGAGCAATTTTATAACCCTTCGCACCATAAGAAACACACCTGCCCTTGACTCTACGGGCATATTTCTTACCTTTTGCAGGTTTACAACCCTTCTTTTTCTTTTTTTCGGTCAATTCATCGTCTTCTTCTATAAGACCATAAGCAAAAGACTCTTCAAGGTACTTTTCAGTTTCCTCATACATGTAAAGTTCAACTAATTCTTCGACTATTTCGTTTTCAATTTGAATTTCAATCGATTCTTTCTTGGAATTACCCCAGTTTTTAGCGCCAACCTTACGACATTTAACAAGAGCACCGGAAGCATAAGCGGATGGCCACACTTTATAACGTGATTTTACCTTGTGATAGCAAGCATCTCTCTTAGCTTTCTTTTTTTTCTTCTTCTTGCGTTTCTCATCAAGCACAGCTTCAAGTTCTTCTTGGATGATTTGCTCTAAATCCATATATAATTCCTCATTTTTTCTCTTTTTGGCTTTTTTACCCCATGATTTACCTCTGCCGCGCTCTTTACAAGCACCAGGAGTGGGTCTACAAGCAGGATATTTCTTACGTTTCTCGCCAGAACCTCGACCACAAGACTTATAACCACCCTTTCCGTCAGGTGCATTGCAATCAACCCACCCTTTCTTCTTACCTTTGGCGCCTTTGCGACCAAACCAGTCTCTTAAAGATGATTCTTTGCTAGATTCTGTTCCAGCTTTCTTTCGTTTCTTCTTTTTTTCGTCGAGAGGTCCGTATAAATCACTCATTTTCGTCAAATCCTGCAAGTTTTAAAGCTTTCTCCAATAAATAGATCGGTATCTCGCTATTCTCCAAGTCTTTTACTTGTTCTATAGTGAGCCATTTCCAATCATCATGCTCAACTTGCCCGGTATGTGGATTTGGTTTGTCTACATTGACCTCTCCGGTCCATTTTGTTGTTAAAAAATAGTATTTTTGTGGTTTTGGTTCGCCCAAATAAACTAAGTCGCTAGTATTACACAATAAATTTGCCTCTTCATCCAGTTCTCGAACAGCTCCAGCTTCTATAGAATCATCTTCTTCGTCTATATGTCCACCTGCAATAGTCCATTGACCTGCTCTGTGATCGATATCAGAACGCCTAATAACAAGAAACTGCTGCTTATCATTAAGACAAACAACAATTCCTACTTCTTTTCTCTCACCTTCAGTGAGAAAGTTATTCCATTTTCGATTCATTTACAGGCTTTATAGTTTTTGACGCTACCTCTGCAAAAAGCGTCTAATGCAGCATTAATTTTAATATTTCTAATTGGAGCAACCCAAATCATATTTTCTTGAATTTGGACACCGTGTCTATATTGAACATCTACGCCAAATAGTATACCAACTAATTCGCCATCTGTGTTGTAAACTCCAGAACCAGAGCAACCAAACCAACCATAAGTATTCACAATTAGCTGTGTACCTGACCCAGCAACATCTTCATAACCAACAATTCTACCTTGAAAAGACATAAGTTTATGCCAAGATGGATGTCCAGAGTAAACAATGTCGGTGCCAACATCATAACTTTTTGTTGGCTTCCAAGGCATTGGCTTGAGGCGATTAAAATCTTTCTTCAACACCAAAACAGCGACATCATGCTCTTGACTTTGATAAACCAAAACAGCTTTGCGTTTTTCTTGTGCTGTGGAGACCACATATTCCATACCAATCGGTCCATCTGCAACATGTCGCGCTGTTAGAACAATGGTTAAGTCTTTATAGTCCACTACCGTTCCGCTACCATGACCCCCGCCGGCTATAACTTTAACAGCAGCATTTCTAACTTTCTTTTCAACAACAGTCAACGACTTGTTAATTTTCTCTACAGGGTTGCGTGGCTTGTAATCATCACTCCACGCTGCACCATTTATAAATAAAAATGGCAGGCACATCCCAACTACACCTAATAATTTAAATAACTTTTTCATTTTATATTTCCTTAAGGACCGGTATCAACGGCTCCAGTATCTAGTTCGATGTATCGATATCCGACCTCAACTAATTGTCCGGCAGATGGTATTACGGTAAAGTACACTGTATTTTCTGATTCAACATAAAGCCAATCATGGTTGAGAGAACCATTTATGAAAACTCTAATTGAATCAATTTCGGCTTTGTGTGTCAGTTCTATTTTTTCAACTGGCTCAATTGAGTTTGTGGCATCGGTAACGCCGGGAGACCAGTCTGTATCACATATGTCAACAATTACGCCGCCCAACATTGCGGTTGCGTCCATATATCTGTCACCAATATCAGGAGGACTAACCCAATCGCACAAAGAAACACTAGGGTCATGGTTTACGATACTGGCCATAAACACTGAGCCCATTCTTAATGAACCATACCAACTTATAAAATCCATAGGAGATGGATAAGCTGTGTAACTTTGCTCTTCTTCGTCTGAGACAAATACTACTAGTAGCCCTGCCTCTGCGCGCATCCAGGTTGCTGAATATGGATTATGATTAATATATTGATAAACCGCGTTAAACCCTTCTTCCTTTGGTGCAGAGGTAAGTGTTGCCAACATTGCCGCGGCATCATCTATATCATCGCCAGGAACTAATGGAAACTCATTGCTTAGTACTGCACGCTCGGGATCAGCACTTATCATAACCAGTCTCCAATCAGATACCGGAAGCGCTAACAACATAGCCTCAACGCCGGCTAATAATTCAGTATTAAATCTTCCCATTGAGCCTGAACGATCGACAACCCATAAAATATCAATGCCATCAATCGACATATGTTGTGTGAACGAATCAATCCAAATGACACCCTCATTGACGGGCACTTCTACTTCAACGTAAACAGGTACTTCGATTTCAACTTCAACAGTTTCAGTCTCAGTGACGGTTTCGGTTATGACAATTGTTTCAGGTTCTTTTGAGTTTATTACCGAATAATCTTGCGTGCACGATAATAATCCTAGCGCTATTAATAACGACTTCACACGAACACCCTCTATAATTAAATATGAGGTTTCAGCTCTTTTCTTCTTGTAAAAGTGCAAAACTTAAAAAAATTGTGTTTAAGATTGCTAAAATTTGAATGTCGGGAAGGTCGACATATAGCCCAAAAAAGAATAAAAAGACATTTACAAAAACGGCAGCGATCACGATTGGTTTTAAAATTTCGTTGAACCGCTTCACATAGTAACTACGTGGCACGTGAAATAAATTCGATGCTATGCGTGTGAGTCAGGACAGTTTTTTGTAACCGGGTATCATATATTAAAACTTTGCGAAACAGCTCAACTTGCTTTTCATCAGGATCGTCCACAATATCAATAATAAACGCAAGGTTACTTTTTTCAACGCCAGACGGGTTGCCACCGGGGAGTTGTGAAGCCGAGTCCCAATCATAGTAGATATACCTTACAAGATCGCCAATGCGGAATGGGTCGATTTCAACAGACAACAATTTTCCCTCCAAACGTCGAAATTTTTTTCATAATTTTTTTCCTAAATTTTTCCCTTGTTATGAGAATACAAGTCATAGAATCCAACGAGTATTGACATCTTAAGACCATCTTCTTCCATCCAATCAGGATTGGGGGTATCTCGATAATCACTTTGAAGGTAAGACCAGTTCACTCTCCAAAAGTATATATTCGATTCGCTTTCATAACCAACATCTTTTTTTACACGCTCAACAAGCAGACCATAATGTCCGGTTAAGCTGTCCACAATCATATCTCCGGGATACAGTATAACATGCGCAATCTGATCACGCCAGTAATTCGTAGTCATTTTGACGATCTTCCTTTATACAGGATAAGTCGACCACTCTCTATCATCGTATACAGGCTAGACTCAGTATACGTGCACCAATCAGGCGGTACCCAGTACATCTTCCATGCATACATCTTAAATGTACCGTCGTCGGGTATCTGAGGATGGGGTGACCACTTATGGGACGTGGATATCGTCCGTCGAAGTAAAACCGCTATATCGCCAGTAACGGTGTCATACAGGATATCTCCTGGTTCCAGGACAATATTATCGATTTTACCCACATACTATATATGCAGGTTATATCTTCAACCACCCCTTTCTTTTTTGATGACAGTTACGGAGCTGTAATAAAAAGTCATCCTTGCTAACTAGTTCATCAGATACGACGCAGTCCCCGGCGGGTGGTAAGAACTTAATCGTGCGGTTACTTAACACAGTTTCGTACGTACCTATAACATCCCAGGGGATTTGCAACGGCGCCAGTTCGGCGTTTTCGCTAGCTATAGCTTTGGTATTAGCATGAGCAGCTGTATACGTTATTAACGTAGCTGCAATTATATATTTGTACATTTAAATCATCCTTAAGAAAGCGGTCTATGTCGCGCGCGCTTTCATCGCTATAAATAGTCCTTAATTTGCTTAACCACCAAACTTAAATGGTCTTCAACAATCTCTTGTTTACGTCTACTTTTAAACCAAAATACCGTATACACCGGCTTGTAGTACATACGCTTTTTCACATCCATCACCAACCCAAGCTTATAGTCATCTTCGTCGATGTATTTGTAGTCTGGTGAAAAGTGGTAACCTGTGTACTCCACCAAGTCCCCTACGGTGAATATTCCATCTATGTTTGCAAAATCCGCTGGATCATCCATAATCTACGTACTCTAATCGCTTATTCCCTTTGAATAAGTACAACCGACTTATAGTATGCATCCATATCCTTTCTTTAATACCCTTATGTGGGTATTTAATCCAAAAGATCTTGCACATGTCCATTGACATATATGACTCTGTATCATCACCATCATATATCTCTAATATAACGGCAATGCCCCCATGACAAGAGCACGTTACTAAGTCGCCCACTTGCAATTGATGCGGCGGTGCTCTTCGGAAGAATTCCCTCACACTTATTCTGTTCCCCACAAAGTATATATCTGTGATTTTATTCTGGGGGATTTTTTAGGCGCGTAAAGATCTCAAAATTTTTCAGCCGTATCGTGAAAAGGCTTAGCTGCTCCGTCAGACGCATGCACATATGCAGCGACATACATTCGGGTAGGTAGGGGGTAGGGGGGTACCCCCACATGCTTGTCAAGTAAACGTCAAATCACTTTGTCATATTACTGTCAGTTCTGCTTGTCATATAATCATACACAATATAACCATACATATACAATACTATCGGACTGTAGCACATGACGATAGTGCAGGTTTCTCCTACTCTTTTAATAATGTTCTTTACTCTCGGCATCTTTTCTCTCACATAAACAGTTACGTAAATATTAAAGTGTATTCGTTTACGTAGTCTCACCCATATATAGTGTCCCCTATCTATACTTCCCTAGGGATTCGCTAATGAAATGCTAGCAGACACACTACGGGTAGTGTCACTAGATAGCAAACATCAGCAATAATATGCCAGTCCACGCAAGGGCACCAATAATATCTACGATTCTATCCTCAGTTGTATACATACTCTCTCCTAATCACACGCAAATAATACATGACAGGCTGCTAGCACAGGTCCGAACGGTCCCAGCAGGCAAGAGCCAACAAAGAACATGAACGCCCATCCATAGCTACCATAGAATAGCTGACCGAGACCCGGCAAGCAGAAGGACGCAATCGTGCATAGCAATCGTTTCATGTATAACCCCCGTTATGTATATAATATATCACTCTCGCGAGCATTTGTCAAGGTATCAAATGTCAAGAAGATGTCCGCAAATGGACGATAAATCGGACAGAATATGACCTTGACACAAGAAAAGGGTTGACAAACAGACAGATAGAGTACATACTAAACCCCTTAGCTAAACCGTATCAAATAATATACAGTCACATAAGCCAACACCGTATAAAAAAGTATACACTAGCATATGAAGATCACCAACAGACACAACCGTATACTTTTGTATACATATTAAACTCTATCATATAACTCATCTATTACTAATATAGCTACGTTCTGTAAACACTTTAATGAACTGTTGTAAATAACATAGTTATCACCTACCTTATCTACTACTACACATACAGCTTTAGCTCTATTAGCATTAACTGTTTTTCTTTTGATTAACTCTCCGACACTAAACATTCTCGCTCACTTCTTCGTCGAACTGTTTAGTCATCTCGGCTACATCTGCAATCGTTAGAGCTTTTGTCTTTCTTCTTTTGTTCTGCTCTCGGATAAGTTTGTTATAACGCTTCTTATCGTATGCATTAACATGAAGGTTCGGAATCCCCATAGCTTCGAGTTTAGACTTAAACAGTTTAACATTTTGTAGTCTCGCACCTTCTTTATCTACCTTAGCATCAGCACGGGTCAACACTACTTCTCTACCAGTCAGGCGACCGTCAACCATTTCAACGATAGTTTGGGAGATGTAATATTTCATTTAGCTGCACACGCATCGTCACACGTGTATTCCATTTCAACAATGATCGCCCACATGTCGTTATCGTTTCTGTACCACGAGTCAACATATTCGGGAACCTTTCTAAAGGTAAAGCCATTGACGCGCCATCCGGTTGTTGACAGCTGTTGATTGCAATAATCAATCGAGTATTGTCTTTGTTCTTGGCTTTTTTGGTGCCACTCGATCCAAGCTGCTGCGCGGGTGCCGTAGTTACCACGACGACGGATCAAGATACTTTGATTTGTTGATCCTTTGCTCGCCTTCTTCTCGAACTCTTTAGTCAGGTTG